AAATCGTTGATCATTTTCCCAAGTTTAGACTCATAATCATCTTTAGTTTTTTGGAGTAAATCTTCATATTTACTCTCCATACTTGATAATTGTTCCTCAACTTCTTCTTTATATGAATCGTCAACCTTTATTGGAAGTTGTTCAATATCAGGATTCACTTCAACTATTTTGTAAAAAGAGTTTTCTTTTATTACACTTTTATTTTCTTCTAAACTTTCATCCAAGGATAGTTGCGTCTTTTTAGATTTATCAATTGAAAATATGTCAGGCTCGTTCTCCGGAACTTCATCTCTTGTTACAATTTTCCTACTATTTAAATTTCTTTTTAAATTATCAATAATATCATAATCATAAATCGGTTCTAAATCGACTTTAAAACGATCTTCAAATATTAAATCATCTACATTCTTTGATCTATCTAAACATATTTTAAAATTATGAATATTAAATTGTTTTCTGAAATCGTAATCGAAAACCAAACCATCTTTGCAAAGTTCTATTCCAAAAGGGAACTCTTCCTGCTCTTCAACAGTTTCAACTTCTATAACTTCTTCAACAGTTTCAATTTCTTGAACAGTTTCAACTTCTATAACTTCTTCAACAGTTTCAATTTCTTGAACAGTTTCAACTTCTATAACTTCTTCAACAGTTTCAACTATATCATTTACAATTAAAGGTTTTAAATTATTGAGAATGTCTATATTCAGAGGAGAATTTAACTTTTGATCATAAAATAAATCATTGAACTCTTCATTTAAGTTTCCAATATTGGTATTCTTACAAAAAATATTAAAAGTTTTTATTCCAAATCTTTTTCTGAAATCGTAATCAAAAACTGAAGATTGTTCGTCAAGTTCAATATTGAATGATAAATTGTTTTTAGGGTTAACAATAACATTACATTCAGGGAGCAAATTAACTTGAAAATATTCTTCAAATGATAAATCATTCACCGTTTTATCTCTATCTAAAATAGTTTCAAAATTATGAATATTAAAATATTTTCTGAAGTCGTAATCAAAAACAGTCGAAGCTTCGCAAAGTTCTATTTTGAAAGGAAAAAGTTCTTCCAACTCTTCTTGTTCTTCGACAGTTTCATTAGAAATATTCTCATCAAGAATTCTAGGTTTTAAGTTATTGAGAATTTCAACATTAGAATTTAACTTTTGCTGATTAAACAAATCATTGAACTCGCCATTTACGTTTCCAATATTGTTATCTTCACAAAAAATATTGAAGGAATATATCCCGAAACGTTTTCTGAAATCGTTATCATAAACTGAAGAATCCGGATCTATTTCAATATCGAAAGATATTTTTTTGCTTTTAATAAACTCTTTTTGGAAAAGTAAATCGATATCATGAATCTGTTCAGATAAACCTACTGAAAAACTTTCTATATTAAAATCTCCCCTAAAAGAACTATTAATATCCTCTTTTAGTACCGATAATTCAACATCTATTTCAAGATCGAAATTTATCATTAATCATCTTCAATCACAGAAGAAAACTTTTCCATTAATTGAGAAACCGTTTTAGTGCTAATATTATTTGCTTCAGCAAAATTAGAAACGATATCATTATCATCTAAGACTATAGGTTCAACTTCAACCTCTTCATCCAATATTTCCTTTGAATCTTCAGAGGGTTTATTATCATCAGATAATTCTGCACCAGCATTACCAAAATCATCAGGAGTGATATCTCCAGTTCCTTGTTCTATTTCTATCTCTTTTTTCATAGCAGCAATTTCAGCATCACTGAATTTAAAAACGTTATTGTACATCCATTTACGAGATAAGTATTCCCCAATGTAAGATTCCGCATCAGTTGCTAAAGAGAACCTTTCCCTCATTAATTCCATAGTTTTTAATTCCGAGAAATAGGAGTTGTTGGAGTATACAAATTCAATCCTATCCTTATTCTCTTCCCACTCTTCCCTACTCATTACACCTTTCATAATAAGTTGAGTTGATAAAAGATCATAGAATATATCAGAGAATCTTCTCCTCAATCTATCAACAAATTTAGCAAATTTGACTTCATCTCTTGTTATCTCACCACTTCTACCCATATTGAAAGCAGTCTCTTGTTCTAATCTGGAAGTTGGAATGTTTAATGCTTTGTATAATTTCTTTTTGAAATATTCAACATCTTCCATCTCTCCAAGATTTGAACCAGCTGGTAGAGTCTCAATTGAAGTTCCAGTTTTTCCCTCTCTTCTTGGTAACCAAAAATCTTCAGTCATTGTAGTAAATTTTCTATCATCTTTGACTTCACCTGTTCCAGAATCATAAACCAATTTATTCCTAAACCTTCTCATAATATCTTGGAGGTATTGTTCTGCTTTCGTTCTAGGGAGATTGCCGACATCAATATAGAATACACGTCTTTCAGGTGCTCTAGAGATGCGATATATCACAACACTATCTTCTAGCATTAAAAGTTGATTCAACGTCTTCATTGCTTTGTGAAGATGCGAGAGAACCTGTTCCTTTTCACTATCGAATAACCCTGAATGAGCATATGCAATATTCTCCATAGGTATTTTGATATTTGTAGTTAAATTACCCCTAGTTGAAGTATAATTAGGATTATAATTAGATTGTTTAGTGTAAACATAATACTCTTTAACACCTGTGATGTATTCAATCCCAGAATCATCATCAGTCTTTTTGGTTACTTCTTTAACCTTCTTCATACTTAAAGAGTCCAACCTTTTAACAGTTTGCAAACCTCTATTTTTATCTTTATGAGGAACTTTTTGATAAAATACTCTTCCATCGATATACCAAGATTTAAATATTTCAAAACCTTTTGATCTGAATTCTAGAATATCAAGGACGTTTGCGAACTCTTCTGAAACTTTTTTCTGGATTGATCTTGACCAAGCAGTTCTTTGAAGGTCTACTTTTACAGTATCCTCCCTTTCATCACCGACAATAGAATCTACAACAATATCGTTAATTGCTTCATCAACCTCTGGTTGGAATGCCATATTCCTATATTTCTTTATCAAGTCTTTTTCGTCTTGAAAAGAGCTGTCATAGTTTAAAGTGGTGCCTGATGTAAAAAATACTCCAGCACCGTCTTTGTCTTGTGATATTTCAACAATTTTTGAACCATCATCATTTGGCTCGTTTAGTAGTGGCGGGATTGGTTTTTCATCACTCTTCAAAAAACCGAATAAATCAAATTCATAACCTAGAAATTTTGGCATTATATTCTCCAATATATAAAAAAAAAGAGTTCCACTATTATTTAGTAGAACCCTTCTTTGTAGTTATAATATAGTCAACTCTATACGTTGTCACCCTTTGGGAACTCAATATTAGAAGTCTTTCCAGAAACTTCCCACCAGTCGATTGAGAAAGTTACATCAAACTGCTGAATCTCGTCAGTTGCCCAATCTAAAGCAACAGCAGATAAATCAGTTGGGAATATCCCTTTGAATGTGTACCTTCTTATAACAGAACCGTCTTTGGATAGTTGATCAATGTAACCGTCAGTCTTGTATTCCCTTAGACCAACTGGTTGCTGATTATCAACATGACCATTAATCAAGTTCATCCACTTTTCTAAATCATTACGAATCGCAAAATCCTCATCATTAATGATAGTCAAAGTCCAATCTGGAAAAGCAGGTCTTGTTCCAGCAACTTTTACCTGTCTTCCCATGTAATCAACCGTTAAAGGATTTATTACTGATTGAGGAATTCCAGAAGATGCTTTACACAAAAATTCTAATTTCTCACTGGAAGCTTCTCCCAACCCCTCTGGGTATGTAAAAGATGCCTTGAAAAGAGCAGAACGTGCGCCCCCACCTAATAAGTTAGATTTGATATTTTCTATTGAATAAGCCATTATTCTATTCTCCTATTTTATACCGAACCAACAACTTCACTGAATTCAACGTCTGTTCTAACAGCAACGAAATTCAGTTCAATGAAGTTAATACTTCTGGCAGGTTTTATGTAAATGTCTCCTATAAATCGATTTTGATCTATAACTTGACCAGTGTTATTAGTTTCATCACAAACAACTAAGAAATCAGTGATTCCTTGTCTTCCTTGAACTTCTTCCAAGAAAGGAATGATTGTACTCTTAAATCTTTCTCTGGTGTAAGAGGTATTATTTTCAAACAAGAATGATCGAGCAGTTCTTGAAATAGTCTTTCTCAAAACTATAAAAAGTCTTCGAACATTAATTCTGTCGAATGCAGAAGGTCTTCTCAACATAGTTCTGTCACCGTAAAGGATTGCTCCTTCTCCTGGGAAAGTTGTTATTGAGTTAACACCTAAAGGATATAGAACATCTCTTTCTGCTTTCTTGGATTTCCAAGCAAGTTTGATAACATTCTTTAATCCTCGACCACCTGGACTGAACCAAGCAGCTCTTTCCAGATCAGTTTCTGCCATTAATCCAGCAGTATCTCCGTTACATGGAACCCATCGATTAACATTGTTGTACTTATCAAATTGGTATTTCCAGTTATCGTCCATAACCATGAAACTACCTTTTAAGTCTTTCAATCCACCAACATTTAAAGATTCCCTGTATGATTTTATTTCAGCCATTGGGTCTGCGGCAGTAACATTTAAATATAATGGTGAAATTGTCCCGATACAATCTTGTCTACTCGAAGCTATTTCGAAAATTTTATTTGCAATAGTCGCATCTCCGTCAGCACCTATTAGAAAAGATATATCAACCAGTTCTTCATCGGCAAATTCGTCATAAGCATTCGATAATCCTGTATTGTCAACTGTTCCGTCAACTCCTTGGTTTAATTCTATTTCGAAATTCGTAGCACTTGCTGAATCTATACCATCATCAACACCATCACCAGCAGGAGTTCTTACTGTTCCAATTATACTGTCATGAGGGTGGGCAGTTCCGTCAGCTTCAGTATAAGTTTCTCCAGCAGTAAGAGTTACAGTCATACCGTCAGGCATATCATAACTATCACCCACTTCCCAGTTAACTGCTGCAGGCAAACTATCACCCAAGTAGGTAGCTAATAGTATATCAGTTTGATCTTGGCCAGATACCATTTCAACCAAACCTGTAGTGGAGTTAAAAGTTACCCAATCAGATGTATCAGCACCGAAGGATTCCTTTGCAACATCTAAAATATAAACATATTCAGAACTATCATTTACAACTTTTTTGTAATAGTTTGAAGTTCCATCTTCGTTTTTAGCATCTCCAAATTTGGAAAGATATTCAAATTTTTCTAAAACAGAACCTTTTGAACCCGAAATAAGACCATCTTCATCAATAACTAATACATGAAGTTCATCTTTATCAGGTTTCCCTAAAAAATTAGATTTATAAGATGAAATGTCAAAAATAGACCAATCAACAATAACTATTTTTAAACTGTCACCCAGTTTCCCAGGATATCTAGCAGCATATTTTCCAGCATTTGATGGATGGGAAGCTTTAGATTCAAAATCATCTTTATTCTTTAATAAATAACCTTCAGTTCCCGCTGTAGAATTCTTAGCAGTTGAACTGAGCGCTCTTGAAACATATAATGCTCCGGAATATGATAAAAAGTTTTTAGCAGTAAACCATCTGGCAGCATTAGCGTCATTTGGTTTCCCGAAAACATCAACCAAATCAACTTCATCAGTCACCAAAACTAACTTTTCTGCTGGGCCCCATTGAGCGTCAAGAGCAATTCCGCCCTCTGTAGTTGCAACAGCAGGGGTTGCTGTCGTCAAGTCTATTTCTCTCGATATAACACCTGGACTTAATAGTGATGCCATATTTTTCTCCTTTTTTTATAAAAAAATAAAAAACTATTTTCTATTCACAAATATTTATAAATTAGTGTTTTTTCAACGAACCGTGAACCAAACTGTACCATCCGAGTCAGTGAAACTCTCTTCCTCTTCTCCGTTCACAACAAATCCAGGAGGTAAAGTTGCCTCCATTATCTCTTGTTCTCTTTCTTTTTCCAACTTCTTTCTGATATCAGAGTTTGTCAATTCCTTGAAATATTCTTGATTTGAAACCCAACCGAAGATTACAAGACACATAACCAAATCGTCGTGATACCCCTCTTCTGCTTCATAACTATTTCGTTTTTGTACAAAAGTTGACAGTTCAGTAATAATGTCTACATCATGGATCAATAGTTTATCCGATTCTATCATAGTTTTCAAATTGGCCATTCCAATCTTTTTGACATTACCAGTCATTCTGACACCATAATAAACATTGCTACCAAAACCTGAAGAAATTCTTTGGCCTTTTCTTCCACCATGTTCAGTCATGATAAGGTCTTCATATTCTAAATCGTTGTATAAGATTGCCCCAACCTGTTCTCCAATATCGTTCACCTCAACTAAAACCATTGCTTGATTGAAGTGAGTTGCAGTTTCATATATCGTATTCGGAAATACCATAGGGGATATTTCATTGTTCTGGTACTTTGCAACAACCTTATATGGGAAGTCTGATACATTTACTACCGTGAAGGCTGAATAGTCCTTTCCTATACCTCTAGAAACGTCCACAGTAATAATATATTGATTCCTTGGTTTAGGTTCTTCATAAATTGCTAAACCTCCCTGATATCTCTTCACAGGTTTTTTCCAAACCATCTCTTTTATTTTCGTGGTTGATATCAAAGTGTTTGATGAACCTAAGAAATCACATTCATACTCTTGTTGAAATGCTTTTTCTCCAACATTTGCAAGGGTTTCATCTGCCCAAGCATCATCTCGACTTGGAACTGCTCTCCAGTTTGCTTCAAATAATTGGTAGTTTGACCTACCTTCTAATGCCTCAACCCACATTCTATAAAAGAAGTTCAACCCATTAGGGGTTGAGATGATAATAACTTTCGTATTCTTACCAGAGGATATCGTTGGATATACGGCAGTGAAAAAATCAGCAGCAACATAATCTGGAACAAAAGCAAACTCGTCCAAGAATACTAAATTGTATGTTCTTGAACGTCCAGCATCACCAGAAGTTGAAGATGATGTGATTGAAGAACCATTTTCAAGTTCTATACTATGCTTGTTCCAAGTAACAACACCTTGTTGTAACCACATAGGGAGTTGTTCGTATGAATATTTGATTTCCTTTAGAATCTTTTTGGATGTGTCAAACTTGTTTGCAAACATACCCACACGATAGTTGTCCTTGAACAAGATAGACCAAAGGATAAAAGATTCAACGCCAATAGTCTTCCCAGACTGTCTAGCACATTTTGCTAAAATAAACTTCTCATTTACAAACTTATTGATCATCTCTCTTTGGAAATCATAGAGTTTGATGACTTGAACACCAGAATCGATGGTTACAATCTTCATATATTTTTCAATAAAATAGAAGGGGTCTTGGGCACATTTTACATATTCTTCTACTTGTTCTTTTGTAAATTGGATTTGAGCTCCAACTTTTTTAACAAGTGGGTTTCCTTGAAAATGTTCTATATCTTGTTCGGGAGTTTCCATCACTTCCCTTTTTTCTTATAGTCTGTTGTATAGAAACCAGAACCTTTGAATATTATCCCAGAAGTGTGGAACAATTTTTTCAAAGTCTTCTTCTCACATTTAACACAAGTTTTCAGAGGTTCGTCATTTATGCTTTGTATTTTTTCGAATCTGTGGCCACAATTTGTACATTCATATTCATAAGTTGGCATTTATTCATCCTCATCATCTTTATCAACTTCTATCAAAGTGTTATCAGACATAGTATTGTTGATAAGTTCTTGTAAATCAGCAGTTGAACCAACATAGTAAGTATTGTTCTGTTGATTCAGTTCAAGTTTATCCATATTTTTCAAGTTCTTTTCTGGTTCTGCGATGATTTCAATCTCATGAAGTTTCTTATTTACGTCCATCAGTTTATCAGAAGCATCAGAAACATTCTTCACAAGAGTTGCTATGACTTCGTATGCTCTTGGTTGTTGTGAACTCTTCGCAATCTCTATCAAGTCTTCCAAAGCTTCGTTTCCAATATCCATAGCATTTTTCAGATTCTTTCTCGCAAACTTGTAATCTTTTCTGCGACTTTCTTGCATTTCTTCTGAAAACTCATCTTTTTCATCTTGAACTTCTATTATACTACTTTCTTCAACTTCTGTCAAGTCTTTTATTTCAGA